ACTTGGTCATCGTTGGCACCTGACGGAAAGTCATTACACTCCTCAACAAGTTCATGAGCCCAACGTTTATCTGGAGCCCACACTATACCAGATCTGAAGAGATCTGCCACGGAGTTAACGCGGCTAATCTTATCTTGACCTTTGCCCGGTGTAAATTCCCCTAGCGGAACACCCATCCTTCTCATCTCTTGATAGAGAGCGGCTCCGTTAGATTTCTTTTCTACTATGAATGCATCTGGTTCCCAATCCTTGTACTCACGAAGTACTAACTCCTTTAACTCCGGGAACTCTAATCGTTCTTTAATTGCATTTAATAGTATTATATTATAATTATTGGTCTCTTCGTTAAAAAAGACTCCCCACGTAGTTAACGAATTATAATCGGCTCTATTGTTAGCTTCTTGTGCAGCATCCAAAGACATGATTGTAAACTCGCAACGGGGTGGATCTTCTTTTTCCCATATATTCCACCACTCACGTTTAATGAGGGCACCTTCTTCTGACACTGGGTTCTGTAAGTATTGAGCATTCCAGTATCGTACATCTAGTGCTGCTTTCTTTGCCTGTAATTCTTCAAGTGGCCAAAACTCAGGCCAAAGACTTTCTTCTTCGCCCGCTTTGTTTTCAATAATCGCTGGAAATTCAACGACTTCCCAATCGTCAACTCCTTCAGTCTTTATCATTTGGTTAACTATTTGGCCGGTCAAGTCTAGCTTAGACCACCTAGTCATTACAACAATAATCGCGCCGCCCGGCATAAGACGTTGTATTGGGCCAGACTGAAACCACTCCCAAGCAGGCAGAAAAACATCCGGTCGTCCCAACTTGGCATCTTGCTCCGAGTGTGGATCGTCAATGATAAATAAATCAGCCCCGCGACCAGCGAGGGCACCACCAACACCAATAGCAAAATACTCTCCATTATGATTTGTTCCCCATCTACTTGCTGACTTACTATCTGCTTGTAGCTCTACATCAGGAAAAATATCACTATAAGCATCAGAACTGACAAGGTTACGAACACGTCGACCAAAGTTAACTGCAAGGTCAGCAGTATGAGATGCCATAATAATCTTCTTGTGTGGGTACTTACCCAAAAACCAAGCTGGTGCCAAATATGAGATGAGCTCGGACTTTCCGTGTCGCGGAGCAATGTTAACAATAACGCGTTTCTTTTTCCCGTTAGCAATGTCTTCAAAGATTTGAGCCAGGCGCTTATGATGTGCACCAACCATGTAACCAGGATAGACATGTTTTACAAACTCCAAAAATTTATTCTGTCTTAAATCTAATGCTCTTGTTTTTTCTAACTCTTCTAACTCTGCAAGTAATTGTATCTGTTCATTTCTTGGAAGCAGGCTTATATTAGCTAGAGCTTTTTGTACATCAGCTTCTGTAAAGCCCGAAATATCCAATGCCATACTATTCTTTTTCTGGAGTTACATCTACAGCATCTATAATTTCAAACGATGTGTCAACAGCAGAAGTAGTTCCTAATATTTTGTAAAGCTTTGATTTAATTTGAGTTTCTAAGTCTTCAGGGCTTAAGTTTCTAACTGTAATTTCTGTTTTCTCTGAGAACAAACCTACATCAGATATTTTACCTAGTAATTCTAGAGCTTTTAATCTATGTCTTGGGTCTGATAATCCTGCATCTTCTAGGAGTTTATTTGTAACAAACCGTCTCAACTGGACGGCTTCTTGTACAACTTGATGATCATAGTCCGAGAGCATCGTAAATAAGTGTTGAACCGTAGCTGGAGTATTTAATGCTTTGTTTGTTGCGGCATTTAATGTGTTTGGAGCTTCAGGATCAGTAAAACGTTTGAATAAATCAGCAGCTTCTTGCTTTTCAATAGTAGAAATAGGTATATCTGCACCTGCTTCTAGTAAAATCTTAGCAGTATTAGCAACAACTTTTACTTTTTTATCTAAAGTCGTAGGTTCTTCGGCCTCAAAGTCATCAGGCAGGGGTTTGTTTGGGTCTGGTATGATTGTTATTGCCATAAAATGTCGCTGTTTACACCTTAGAAATTTATTTGCAGCTATTGAGGGCAATATATAGTAAATTGTTATATTAATCAAGTACTTTTTTGATACAATGAGTTATGAAAACCACGCTGACTAAGAAGAATTTAGAGATACTCTATAACATGGCATGCCAGATGGCTCCTTTCAACACCCTTCCTATGCCTAAGTCACACAAAGTTAAGTTTAAAGTTATTAAAAATCCTAACATCTATGGTTGTTTTGATGAGCATGAAATGGAAATTCAAATAAGTTCTAATGCATGTGGGCACTTCACTACTATATTCCAAACTCTTCTGCATGAAATGGTACATCTAGCTCTCTATGTTCGTGGTGATGATGACTTCCATGAGCATGGCCCTAAGTTCCTTCGTATTAAAAACGTCTACTCCGAGTTATACAACTTCGATCCTAAAGCTATTTAGATTTTATTTCCTTTTTTTAGGTTTTCTGCTGCTGTTACTATTTGTAGATTAGATGGTGTATGCAGTCCTGATACTATTTCGCCTTGTAGTGGGTAGATATGATCCACATGCCATTTAATTCCTGTATCAATTGTTCTTTGTATAGCTTCAGTATATATTTGTCTTATTTTATTTATGTCTTCTTTAGTAATCCATTTAGGAGTACGTTGCAATTTACTTGCTCTATACTTAACTCTTTTAGCAGCTCTTTTTCCAGCATTCTCAGGTTTATTCCAATATTTTCTAGTTGCTCGTCTTATAGATTCTTTTATTTCCTCTACAGTTCTAGTTGATTTTGGTCTGCCTCGTTTGCCATGCTTTTGAGTTTTCTTACGGGCTTCGTTTTTTCTTTGCCTGCGACATTCAACACAATCTTGGCTACCTACATACCTAGTATTACCATGACCATATTTACAGGGTAACCCCTCATATCGTGGTTTGCCTTCTGCTTTAGCTCTAAGTCTAGGGGTATCGTATTTCATATTTTGTATAGTATCATAATGTGGGGGGTAGGGCAAGGTTTTAAAAATTTGCAAAATATTTTTTGCTTTTTGAGTTTTCAAAAGTAAGGGGGGTGTTTCCTTTTTTCAATTTTATAAAACTACCATATCATTTGTGTAGTTCCCAGTGAATACAGACGGGGACAAGGTTCATCAAATAATGGGGTTATAGGGGGGGACTAGGGGACAAAAAGCTGGACTTTGTCTAGTTTCTATGCTATAATTCTTCACATGAACTGAAAAATATATATGTCTTTTCTTTTCATTGGGACTTCTGCGTAATTTTACGCACTTGTCTTATTTAATTAAACTTTAAAAACGAAAGCGAGAATTATTATGTCAAAGAAACCTAGCCTTAAAAAAGCAGTAGCAGAAGTTAAGAAAGCAGTATTTTGTATGAGTGCAGATGATACGCTATCACTTGAACAGGGCGTTATTCAACCCTTTGAACAGGTTGTAGCTAATCATAAGAACAGCGAGGAATTAAAGCATTTAATAGCCGAGAACCTAGCGTCAATTCTAGGAACTACACCGAGCTATGAATTATGGAACGCTTGTCACGATAACACCGAGAAAGCCGTTATAACTTCAATGAAAATTGAAGAGGCTACATTCAAAAATATTTGGGCTAGTATCGTTAAGTTATTGGGTATCATGTATGACCTAGAAAAGCCTAAAGCGAAAAGTGTAGAGGCTATCAAAAAGGCAACGCAGAGAGAGAAAGCAAAATCAATGACGGGACTTGATGGAAAAGATTATCTAGTTTCCGAAGTAGATGACGCTAACCTTGAAAAACTTTTTGGACTTCGTGGAAAAGCAGAACTTGTGAATAGAGAACTAGCTAACGAAAAAGAAAGCGAGAAATTGCAAAAACTAGCGAGAACAGCTAACGCAAATAATTTTCTAGCTAGAATGAAAACTCTAGTAAAAGAAAAATATGACTTCGCTATGTATTTGGATACTAACCTAGCAACCTTTGAAATAGAATTTGAGGATAGTAAACATAATCCTGCGAAGTAAACGAAGTTAAAAAAGTAATATTAAGGGATAACGATTAACTTCGTTATCCCTTTTTTTTCGTCAAAATTTTGGGGACACAATCCCCACGATGACCGTGACAATAAAGAGTAGGTGAGGGGGACTTATATAACGAAGTTAACTTTGTGGCTACATCTTTTGGCAAGTTGTATTATAACACGCATAAGTTGTATTATAACAAGGTCTGTTTTATTACTTAATAATCAAGGACTTACAGACTTGACTTTGTTGGGGTAGTGTTTTATTACTGTAAAATCAATGACTTACGCAAGTGATTAAAAAAAGGCAAGTGCTTGTATTATATATATATTTTATATTATAACATTATAACACGACTTTTGAAAAAGGCTTCAGCCAGAAAAAAGTTTTACTAATTTAACTTCGTGGCATAGCCGATTTTATAAATTCTCCTGCCCTTTCTCCCAGCCCACGCAATGCTGTTTAGCGTGTTATAATGTATTATTACTTATAAATCAATGACTTAGCCTGTTATAGATGATTGGACTTTGTCAATACTTCTGTTTAAGTGTTTTATAATCAAAGACTTATCGTGTTATAAATGAATGGACTTTGTCAATAACAAAGTTAACAAAGCTAATGAAATCAAGCACTTGGTATTATAACACGCACCTTGATTTTTCAGAGACAAACCCCTACAAACTATAGGGACAAAATTTGGTGGTGACCGTTCGTTCGTCTAGTCGGTGAGCCTTAAATTTTTAACCTTCCCTTGAAACCAATCCACGAAGTTAACCAAGTTAATTAAATCCCCCCCTATATATAAAGACATCTACCTTGACAATGTCAACTAGCTATGCTATAATAATATTCATGCGTGGGGTATTCCGCATATAAGAAATGACTTATTTAACTTCGTGACATCTGCGTAATTTTACGCAATTGTCACTTTTTGGAAAGAGAGAGCATTATGACTAGTATTTATGATTGGTGGGTTATTAACAGAAGTTTTGATGGTGGTTATACTTTGACTAACTTAGCCCTGTATCAATTAATGGCTTATGATTTATGTTTAAAAGGAGAGCAATCATGAACGGATATATTGCGTTGTATTTAGGTGAGAAGTATGAGATACAAGCTGACGATGTTTGGTCAGCTAAACAGAAAGCTTTGAAAGATTTACAAGTATCTAAAAAGAAAGCATGGCAAGTATCTATTCATTTAGCCGAAGTGAATGGTGCTGATTATAAACATACGGCTGACTTTTAAGGAGAACGAAATGATTAGTATTTATGATTGGTATATAATGGGAGTCTGCGTATTTTTAGTAGTCGCTTATGTGGTATTAATTTATTTAGATAGGGGAGATAAAAAATGAGTGATATTACTTATATCTTTTTGCAAATGTTATTGTTGTTGGCTTATGGTTGCTATGTTGCCTATCGTGTAGGTTATAAAAAAGGGCAAGATAGTGTATGGAAAAAAGTGAATGTATTTAAAACATGGAAGGAAGTCAAATGAAAACGAAACCGATATTTAAAACACAAGCATCACCAAGCTATAAAGGTTATGACAGGGAAATTTACATGTCAGAATATACACCTATAAACAAAGAGCATTACAGACGATTGAGAACTTGTGCAGTTGTGTCTGTAGGTATCAATATCTTTTTACTACTTGTCATGGTTATAAGATGAACATAGACCAAGTAAAAGAATATGTGACCACGCAGTTAAAGTCGTATAGGGTTAAAGATATCCTAGATAACTTTAGTGACAAAGAGTGGTTGAGTATGTATAAACAGATAGCACCGACCAAGCCACACGAAGTGCAACGCAGACTTATTGACTATGCAGTTATGGAGTTAGATAAGTTTAGGTATGTCTTATATAAAGAAAGGCACTATGAAGATTTACTCATAGACAAAGCCTGTCTTGAGTGTTTGAAGTGTGAAGATGTATCCTGTGCCGAGAGGAAGTATTATGTCAGACGACCCGATAGAAAAGGAGAAAAGAATGAGCAATAAAATCACAATAGTATTAAGTATCAACTCTGATACTGTGTCAAGGTTTTTGTTTGATGACTACATAAACGCTTGTGCTGACGCAAATTTGATGATAAGGTATGAGCCGTATACATCAGATATGTATGCAGAACTCAATGACAAAGCACTAGAAATTGAGAAAAAACAAGCACTTACAGAACTTGAAAATGAAATCTTAAACAATGTAGCCTGTGTCAATGGCTCTTGCGAAGACTAATATAAAGGAGAACTCTATGAAACAATCCATCTATACCTTTTTAATAAAGGCACACTAGTCTACTTCTAGACTAAATTTAAACTCGTATAAACAAATATAAAGGAGGTCAGTATGATTGACCAAGCTTTGCTTTGTCTCGCCACGACCATATACATGGAGTCTGCTCATGAGCCACATCAGGCACAAGTAGCAGTAGGCTATGTGTTAATGAGGCGAGCCGACTTTGAAAAAAAGAATGTGTGCCTTGAAATGAAACGACCATATCAGTTTAGTTGGTATGGGTTAGTGCAACCACCTTCGGTAATAAGACAGGAATATTTTGATATTGCTTACAAGGTATTACATCGCCTTGAAGTTGATTATAGTTATGGTGCAACAAACTTCCATGACACTACCATAAAGAAACCAAAGTCATGGACAAGATTAGAACCTGTAGTTAAATGGTCTAATCTTATTTTTTATAAACAAAAAGGAGAGAGATATGCAAGTGCAAATTGAACTAAACGCAGACCAAATAGAACAGATATTGTGTGAAGGTTTGAAACAAGCTTACGAAGTTAACTTAACTTTTCCCGATGAACCCGACTATGAAAAGCTACACCAAGCGTTTCAAGTATTACTTCCATACTTTATAGGGGAAGAAAACTATTTGCAGTTTGTAGTTAAAGCTAAAAAGAGTGCTGATAAAGTATTAGAGCATGACAAGAAGTTAAAGAAGTATGGTAAAGCTTTAGCTGACGCATACGGGGGGCTATGATGTCTAAACTAGATGTTGTATGCCTAGCCATAATTATAATTACAATACTATGGTTTATTGGGGGAGTTATTGAATGTCTATACCATTTACTTATGCTGTTGTAGATGATGACGGAGAAATCTTACGCAAGTATAGATGGAGTGCTAAAGAGGCGAAGTGGCATAAAGAACAAGGGAGTAATGTCATTAAGCTAGAAGTCATTAAAGAAGTAGAGGTAGATGTTATGTCTTTAGTAGGAGAGTGTTTATTCTAATGTATACCAAGCTAGATGATTGGCGTCATGCCAACAAAGTTAACGAAGTTTTATTAAAAGAA